TCTTTACTTGTCAGAAATGTGACGCAAAGGTTGATAAAGCAAGATTCTGGAAAGACACATTTGACTTTACTTGGATGTGTGCCTGCAAGCATGTATCAAAAGTAAACCTCTATGGAAAGGGATACTAATGAGCGAGCGTGGAGAGGCCAAAAGAATTGGTGCTAAACTGCACAAGAATAGTGGCAGAGGCATGAAGAAGGGCGATATGTCTTGGAATAACTATGTTGTTGACAGCAAAGAGTATTCTAAATCTTTTTCAGTAAGCCAGGATGTTTGGGCCAAGGTAGTGACTGACACATTGAAGGTAGACAAGAGCAAGTCCCCAGCGCTTCTGGTTGTATTAGGAGAAACGCATAAGACGAGGCTTGCTATAATTGAGTGGTCTGAATTTGAAAGGTTAGTTGACAATGACAACGACTCTTGAGCAGGTCAATGATCTGTATGAGATTGCAGAGTTTATGAATGATCCAGAACTCACTCAGGCCCTAGAGTTTATTGCCAAAATTATTTTTAAGCCTGATGTTCCAATTCAGGTTGTTACGGTAGAATTAGTTAGACTGCAAGCAATTGCTGCCAAACTCAGTTTAAAGGCTACATGGATGGCTAATGTAGATAAAAGCAATAGGGCTAAAAAGAATTTGTACTATACGGCTGCAGAGCAAATTGATAAGGTTTGTTCCAGTCTTAAGTACCTGACAAAGGGATAATATGGCTAAGAATTTTTTAAAGCAAGTTTTAGATAAGCAGCCTCAGGGTCCGATTGACACTAAGGCATTTATCGAAAAGATTGAATCTGGATATACCGCAAACAGGGGCACAGAGTTTAAGCAAAAGAAAACCTTTAGCCCCTCCACATTGGTATATGGAAATGGTGCCTGTCCACGATACTGGTTCTTGGCATTTTCAGGAGCGGAATTCGAAGACAATAACAGTCCATACTCTGTTGCTAATATGGCAAGTGGAACAGATGCTCACGCTAGAATTCAGAAGGCCATTACAGAGGCGGGAATCATGGTAGAAGAAGAGCGACCAATTAGATGCTCTGACCCACCGATCTTTGGGTTCGCTGATGCCATTGTTCAATGGGAAGAGGAGCAGCCTGTATTAGAGATTAAGACAATGAAAGAAGAGTCTTTTGCATACAGGAAGCACGCCAAGCCACCAAACTATCATCTTATGCAGTTGCTAATCTACATGAAGATTCTTAATAAGAAACTTGGCGTTCTTCTTTATGAATCCAAGAATAGCCATGAACTACATGCTATTCCAGTAGAGGTTAAGGAAGAATACATAGCCTGGATGGAATACGCATTTAATTGGATGCGTGAGGTGAGGGCACAATGGGAAAGCGGAGAAATCCCAAAGAAGCCCTATCGATCAAACTCTAAGGTTTGTAAGACTTGTCCATTAGCCGCAACCTGTGCAGCAGCACCAGCGGGTAAGACAAAGATTGATCCCCTGGAGTACCTTGAATGAAAATCTGCGACTGGTGTTCCAATGAATTCCAGCCCAACGTAAGTTATCAAATTTACTGCTCTCCAGAGTGCAGACAACTTGCTACGAAGGAAAAAGTAAATGAAAGATATAGAGTAAAAAGAAGACAAAAACTTTCTAAAAAAAATAGGAAGTGTTCGGGTGGATGTGGAACATATTTGAGCATGTATAACAGTTCTGGGTTCTGTAATAGATGTATGATAAACTCAAAACAAGTTAATCAAGCCTTAAAAGAATTAAAGGGAATAATTGAATATGAAAAGTTTGAAGAATAAACCAGAATCATTTTGCTCAATAGATGCCAGCACTAATTCCTTGGCGTTTGCATATTTTAAAAACGATGAATTGGTTAGATGGGGAAAAATTAAATTCATGGGAAACGATATATACGAAAAAATTATAGATACTTCTCATAAAACTAAATCCTTTTTTGATCAGTTTGATGACTTAAAGCATATTGTTATTGAGCAGGTTATTTATCTAAACTCTCCAAAGACTGCTGCAAATTTAGCGATGAGTCACGGAGCGTTGGTTTCATCCTCTGCCCTTGCCGGAATAGAGCACATAGCAAGTGTGAGCCCTATGCAATGGCAGAATTGGACGGGAAACAAAAGGCTTACAGCGGAAGAAAAAGAAAAGATTAGAAACTCTAATCCAGGAAAAACAAATTCCTGGTACAAGTCACAAGAAAGACTTTATCGTAAGCAAAGAACGATTAGATTTGTTAATGAAAAATATGGGGTAAAGATTGACGATGACGATGTAGCAGATGCAATTGCCATCGGATCTTGGGCGGTAGAAAATTGGAATAAGGTGTTCTGATGCCCAGAGGAAGTTCTTTACATCATTCAGAAGCATATTTAAGAAAAAGACTTCATATAGATAAAAAGACTCCTGAGCAGGTAGCGAAGGAGTGCAATGTAAGCGTTCAGGTTATTTATCGACAAATGAAAAAGTTTGGAATAAAATAATGGCAGATATGGTTAATCATCCTAAGCATTACACATCGGACCCTTCTGGCGTCGAATGTATTGACATTACTCGCCACAGGAACTATAATATAGGTAACGCCATAAAGTATTTGTGGCGAGCGGGTCTTAAGAATGAAGACAAGCATATTGAAGATTTGAAGAAAGCAATCTTTTATATTAGTGATGAAATTAAACGAATAGAAGGGAATTATCGTGGGGCGCAGAAAGAAGATCAAGAGTCTTAATCCTAACGCACATCTCTTTGTTAAGACAGAACATTATGCCATCCCAGAAACTAATCGTGTAATTGAACTAGATGAAACAATCAAAATTTCTGGAGAGCATGGAAGAAAATTTAGATTTAAGTCACATGTAATCAGAACAGATACTGGTATTGAGTGGATTGAGTGTATCCAACTAGAGAAAAGTGTTTCTGCTGGTTGGAGATTCTTTAGGCCAGATCGAATTAAGCCCCTTCCTAAGTCTAGAAGGCCACGCAAAAAGGCTGCGTAAGATATAATTGGTGGACTATGAGTGAAATTATTGAGCATATTGAAGAAGTAAACAAGGTTGCCTCACACTATATTAAAGGTCTTAATGAATCTGAGATCTCCAAGGAACTTGATATTCCTAGGTCTAGAGTATCTGCTTTGCTTAGAGAATGGAAGAGCATGGCTGCCAACTCAGAGGCAGTTCGTGCTAGAGCAAGAGAAGCATTATCTGCTGCAGACACTCACTATTCAGAACTAATTAAGCAGGCATATGAGGTAGTAGATGAGGCTACTCAAACTAGTGCGCTATCTGTGAAAAATCAGGCCATTAAACTTATTCTTGACATTGAATCAAAAAGAATTGAGATGCTTCAAAAAGCAGGACTGCTAGAGAACAAAGAACTTGCTGACCAACTTCTTGAAACAGAAAGAAAGCAAGAACTGTTGATTAATATTCTGCAAGATATTGCATCTAAATACCCAACAATCAAGACTGAAATTCTAACTAAACTTGCAGAGATTTCTGGGCCAAGCGGGGGAGCAGTAGTTATATATGACTCTTGATTTCTCTGACTTCCTTGAAGCGCTAGACGATAATCCATTTGAGGAAGATCCTGTAGATCTTGATACATTTCTTCACGATCCGATGTATCTTGACCAGCCAAAACTATCTCAGATTCAGCGAGATCTTGTTGAGGCTATGAGTCAAATTTATAAAGAAGAAGATCTCATCAGATTATTCGGAGAAAAAGAGGGCAGAGAACACTTTAAGAAATATACAAAATCAGAAGTCATATTGCAATTAGGCAAGGGATCGGGTAAAGATCATACGTCAACAATTGGTTGTGCCTACTTGGTTTATAAATTAATGTGTCTTAAAGATCCTGCAAAGTATTTTGGTAAGCCACCAGGCGATGCCATAGATATTATTAATATTGCTATCAATGCACAGCAGGCAAAGAATGTCTTCTTCAAGGGATTCAAAAATAAAATTGCTAGATCCCCGTGGTTCGCGGGTAAGTATGAATCAAAGGTTGACAGTATTGAATTTGATAAGGCAATAACTGTATACTCTGGGCACTCAGAAAGGGAAAGTCATGAGGGACTTAATCTCATCCTCGCCATTCTTGACGAGATTTCTGGCTTTGCCCAGGAATCTAATAGTGGTAATGAAAATGCCAAAACTGGTGATGCAATTTATAAAGCATTCCGCGCATCAGTAGATTCACGATTTCCAGATTATGGAAAGGTAATTCTTCTATCGTTCCCCCGTTATCCAGGCGACTTTATCTCAAAGAGATATGATGAAGTAGTTGCTGAAAAAGATGTAGAGCATAAGACTCATACATTTATCATTAATCCAGATCTTCCACACGATGATTCTGATAATCAGTTTGAAATTGAGTGGGATGAGGATCATATTATTTCTTACAAGTTCCCTGGTGTATATGCAATCAAAAGGCCAACGTGGGAGGCTAATCCAACCAGGGACATTGAGGATTTTAAAATTGCGTTTATGACAGATTATGCAGATGCTATGCAAAGATTTGCATGTGTTCCATCATTTGTCACAGATGCCTTCTTTAAGCAAAAAGATAAATTGGAAAAGGCCATGTGTAGGCATAACCCAATTGACTCGTTTAAAAGAATTGAGGCATCATTTCAGCCACAAGAAGATGTTAGATATTTCTTACATGCTGACCTTGCACAAAAGCATGACAAATGTGCCATTGCTATAGCGCATGTTGATAAGTGGGTTCAGGTTAGAACATTTAATGATTACACGCAGATTCATCCCTTTGTAATTGTTGATGCAGTAGTTTGGTGGGAGCCAAGAAGAGAGGGTCCAGTCGATCTTTCTGAGGTTAAGAATTGGATTGTTGACTTTAGACGTAACGGATATCAAATAGGATTGGTTACCTTTGACCGCTGGCAATCGTTTGATATTCAGCAGGAACTAAAAAGTATTGGAATTAAAGCAGAAACACTATCTGTTGGCAAGAAACACTATGAAGATCTTGCTATGTTGGTTTATGAGGATAGAGTTTTAATGCCACACATTCCAATTCTATTAGATGAAATGAGTCAGTTAAGAATCGTTTCAGATAAGAAGGTTGACCACCCTAGAAAGGGAAGCAAGGACTTGTCAGACGCCGTTACTGGCGCGGTATACAATGCAATAGCCCATACTCCAAGAAACATGAATCAGGAAATTGAGGTTTATGATTGGAAGGGCGTTACTCGTAAAAATGAGAGGGAACTTGCAGAAGGAGTTATCTCTGCGCCACCAAAAATGCCAGAAGATGTTGAAGACTACCTTGACTCCCTAGGGATGCTCTGATAGAATTTATTCATAACCAGAAAGGTAAATAATGATTATTTCATTTTTGTTTGCAACTTTATTTTTGTTTTTATTTAATGTCTTTTCTCAGATTGTTTCCTATGCTAATGAAATTAGCACGAATGGAAAACTTTCCGTAGTATCAATGCTAACCGTTATTCTTACATTGATTCTGATTACCTGGAATATTTTCGCAATTATTTTCTATTTTAATTAAATAGCGAGCGGCGGTATCGGTCCCGTCTTATAAGCGGGGGATTATAATGCCGTAATTGGTCCATGTGGGTTCAAGTCCCACCCGCCGTACAATGAATGATATAATTTAATATATATTTAGGAGTGATGATTATGTCAAATGAAGTAGAAGGAGACCTAGATCTCGCAGATATTGAGGTAACAGAGCCTCCAGCAATTTGGAAGCCAGAAGAAGAAACAGAGGCTTTTGAGGTTGCTGATAAGGATGATGATGCAAATGGTTAAGATTCCTACAAGAGCAGAAATTCGTCAAGCCCTGATTGATCATGGTGTAGACGCAAAGTTTTATAAGGGCTGGGAAAGCAAGGGGAGAGACTGGACTAATGGTATGCAGGCTTGTGTTGTGCATCACACATCAACTGCCAGCGCCACAGAAGGAAAGGGTGCCCCCTCACTTTATTGGGCAGTAACGGCATACGCACCCATGGCTGTTGCCAATCAACTAGTTGGCAAAGACCCAGGATCGAATTGGTATCTCAGCGCAGGAGCAACATACCACTCTGGCGACGGCGGTCCATGGAGTGCGGTAGGCGTAGGTGTAGGAAATGTTCTACATTGGCGTGCATGGGGAATTGAGATTGATGATCCAGGTCGTTCAAAGACAATCAATAAGTATCAGATTGAGCAGGTTGCTAGAACTCTTGCAGCACTATGGGATTTGAATGAGTGGCCTGAAGACGGTTCCAGAATTATTACACACGGGGACTGGACTGACTCAGGACCGTTCCTTGGTGAAAAGAATTACGGTCCATATCGCTATCGTAAGAATGACACCCTGCGTCAATTCTATGATCAGGACTTCTGGCGTAATGAGGCAAAGAAGTACAGAATTAAGAAGCAGATGTGGGATGGAACAATTCCACGCCGCGCAGCAACAGAGGCAGCCATTGCGCGAGATGGCGCAAATAAGGCAACATGGAGAATTGCTTGCAGACTATATGATCTAGGCGCAAGAGATCGTATGCCAGCAGAACTTGGCAAGCAAAAGTATCCCAAGGGCGCTGTCAAAAATTTCCAGGAGTCCGTGGGCATCAGGGCAAATGGAAAACCAACAGAAGAAACATGGATAAAGTTATTCGGTAAGGATAAGCCATAAGATGCCATATGATATCCGCCAAAATTATGGCGACTGCAAAGGATTTGCTGTGGTCGGCCCCGATGGAACTATTAGGGGTTGCCATCCAAGTAAAAAAGATGCAGAGGAACAAAGAGTGGCCCTTTATTCTGTAGAAGATAAGATGGATAAAGGTATTTCCGTTGGCTCCATGGTTTCATGGAATTCCAGCGGTGGTCGGGCTGAAGGCAAAGTGAAGAGGATTGTCAGGGACGGCAAGGTAAAAGTCCCTGGCTCCTCATTCACAATTACAGGAACATCAGATAATCCAGCAGTTTTAATTACTGTGTATAGAGATGGAGAGCCAACAGATACTGTAGTTGGTCACAGAATGGATTCACTAAGAGGTATCGGCAAGGCTTATGCAGGATGCGGCTGTGCAGAGTGCAAGGCAGAAGATATATCTTGTTCAGAGTGTGATACATGCACCCCAGCAGTAACGAAAGCAGACACCTATACTCCAACATCTGGAATGCAGGCAGCAGCAAAGCGTGCATTGAAGTGGAAGGAAGATGGCAAGGCTACAGGAGCAGGCACCCCAGTTGGATGGACAAGAGCAAGACAATTAGCAAATAGAGAATCACTTTCCTTGTCAACGGTAAAGAGAATGTATTCTTTCTTTTCAAGACATGAGGTAGACAAGAAGGGCAAAGGCTTTTATTCAGGACCAGAATTCCCATCAAATGGAAGAATTATGTGGGATGCCTGGGGTGGAGATGCTGGCTTTTCTTGGTCTAGAAAAATTGTTGAGAGAGAAAGGTCTAAGAAGTTTTGGGAAGGCTCTATTTTTGATTTAAATAAATACCAAGACTAGGAGGGGTGCAATGGTTTTTCTGCTAGCACTAATTCCATGGGTATTGACAACTATTGCTCTTTTATATATAATGGTAAGAAATAATAACAATAATAACAACGATAACGATAATCACGATGATTATTTTGATGATGATCATTATGATGAAAAAGAAACAGTTCGTGTAGCCGTATATGATGAAAAAGCATATTGGGTATATGACAATGTTTTTTATCAGGCGGAAGTGACTAGGGAACCAGATTTTTCTACTGCCGAACCAATTGATACAATGTCACTAAATCAGAAGGAACTTAATGAACTAATGGCAATTCTTGATGAATTGCAACAACACAATGAAAGGGATTAAAGTGAACGTCGCA